CTTGCACATGCGCGCCGACATGTGAATCCGGGCGACCTTCGGACACAGAGCCGTCGAGATGCACGATCCGGTGATAACCGATGTCGCGGAATCCGCGTTCGAGATGCCAGCTCCGGATCTCGTCGACGGAGACCTCGCGGCCAGCGGGCGTGGCTGTGCAGTGCCAAATGAGTTCTGTGATCGTGCGGCGCATGTGGGCCTCCTCACGAGAGGAGGCCCCGAGAACACGCAAGCCACAACCTCAGGCCGCCCGCCGCTGCTCGGCCTCGGCCCAGCGCAGCATCTCGTCCACCCACACAATTCTGTTGACGAGCCAAGCAGCCACCGGGACGGGCCAGGAGTTGCCGATGAGCCGATATGCCGCCGTGTCGCTCAAAGGCCGCCCCCGCCACTGCACGCCGTCGAGCCAGTCGTCGGGGAATCCCTGTAGCCGGAGACACTCGCGCGGCGTGAATCGGCGCACAGTCCAGCGGCCGTCGGCCGAGCGTTCGAGAGCGAGCTGTGTGTAATCCGTGATCCGACTCTGGTGATCGCCCGTAAGCGTCCCAGTAACGTCGCCAGAGCCATTGCCTCGGGCGTCAAATGTGGCGACGACGTGTTCGAGTTTCCGGGCCGCAGAGGCCGTAATCGTGCCTGCAACTTCGGCCTTTTGCCACTCGCCGAAAGCGCGCTGACGGAACGGGATCACTCGCCGTTCGCGATCACGTCCGTGAGCGCTTCCAGAAGCTCCGGCGGCAGCTCTTTGCCACGGCGTCGGGTGCGGCGCAGGATCCCCGCTGCGGCTTTCGGGCTCAAATAGTACCGACCCGGGACCGCGAAAGTCTCGATGATGTCCAATAACCCAGAGCCGTCGGCGGCGTTGGGGGACTCCGAAATGTTGGCTGTCAAGCACCCGGTAGGCACAACGATACCCGATTTCGCGCGTCCTGAGCCTCCGCAGGCAATGTTGACAACATGTGGATCGAGCAAGAATTCGGCGACAGAGCCGGAGTCTTGCTGGGCCTGTCGCCAGGTTGCTAAGCGGTGTGACTAGTACGAGTATAGCGGAGTGTACCGGAAAAATCGGTTAGCGTGCTTGTGCGACGCATCTGTGTTGAACGCCGGATTGAACGACCAGATCGCGCCGTTGCTAGTCTCGTACACGCCGTAGTCGAGAGACGCGCCGAAACGGCCAAGGATCCTGCCGTACCCGGGGAACACTCCCGCGAACCCATCGAAAGTTCGGCCGCCAGGATTCGGGGATGGAAACAGCGACGACGATTGCCCGTCGAACAGCGACAGCGCGAAGAAGGAATCCTTGCTTTGATCGTAGCAGAGCAAACCTTCCGGCGTTGCCGCGATCTGGTCCGGCCAGCCGACAATCCCGGAGGAATCGGTCGGCACGAGGAAAGAGGCTGGGTCAACGGGGAGTTGATCGGAGCGATCGTAATAAAATCGACGGGTCGGGTACACCCCGGTTCCGCCAGTACTCTCGATCACGTCCTGCGCGACTCCTTCATACCGCGTGTACGCGAGAGTAGTGAGCGTCGCAGTCGAGGAGCCAGACGGAAGCGTGATCTGGACAAGGGCCACCGTCCGGACGCCCCGCAGCGCATGAGGTTCCAGAGAGTCGTTCCCGTCGACAGGCCCGTCGTACGAGTACTCGTCCGCCGTTAGTTCAGCTATGAAGTGCGCGGCCCCGGCTGCGTATCCGATTCGAGATTGAGTGCATCGCGTCAGCGAGACACTGCGAGTAACGTTGCAACTGCCGGGCGCGGTCGTGAAGAATGAGTTGAGTCCCGAGATTCGGATCGGGATCGCCTCGGTCGCGCCCGGCGAAGTCGGGCACGCGTAAAGGAATCCCTCTCCATCCGACGGATCACGAAAATCGTTGATCTGCAGAATACCGCTCGACGGCGTAGGATTGATTCGATCCCCAGGCGCCCAGCGATTGAATCCCCACGTATTGTAGAACGCTACAGCAATCGCGCGGCTGCCGTCGCTCGTGAGCGCTACGATATCTGAATCCGGCGGGAGCACGTCCGGCGGTAGCGAGAGTTCTGCGGGGTCGTCAGCACCCTTGTGGAATAGATCCACAGTTCCCGGAATTAAATTACTTAGATCCGCGAACATATCCGGGAGCGGCACGCAATACGGCCCGACAATTGGATTCTCGCCCGTCCAATCGCCCGCTTGAGAAAACGGATCTGATATCGGAGCGTCGCGCACCGAGTTGTATAGAATATCCTTAAAAAAGCACACGCGGCCTGAATGAAAAGTGGCCACGAAATCCGAGTTCGGGCTTTCTTGAAACGCATCAAGCCAGTCGTCAACACTGGCTCCGGACGAAGATCTGGCCTCGTCGACTCGAAGCAAATTTGTGTTCGGATCGACCGATACTGCGATCAAGATCCGGCCGCGGGAGAGGTGATTTGTAATAGCGTGCCAGTACTGGTGGAAAGGCCCGGTCCTGGCCGCCTCGGCAATTAGTCTACGTGCCAGCATCGCGACATCACAATGGATAGAGGCTCATCCCGAGGCCGCTCTCGAATCCCAGCCATCCGATCGCGGGTACGTACATCAGCACGACCACATCGACGCTCGCCGTCTGAGGCCATTCCGGCCTCAGGCCGGACGGCCAGCGCACGCTGTTAAAAATTGGCACCGCTCCGGCAGCGCGATCTAGGATCAATACGAGCGAGAACACCCGCTGCCGAGCTTCGCCGCCTGCAGCAAGCTCGTCCGCAGGAACGGCTGGCGGCGTTGCGAGGGATAATAGTCTGGAGACGGTCAGGTTGACTCTCCAAACACTCGCAACCGCTGGGTCGATAGGCGTCGATCCGTCAGTCACGGCCATCGTCTCGCCGTACGGGCCGATCTCCAGAGCTCGCTGCAGGTGCCAGCCAAAATCGTTCGGCGCATCCCGCCTCGCCGGGCCGCCCTCACCCGGCCGGGCATACGCCGCCTGCCGCGGCGTCGGGGCGGTGCGCGCACGCGTCGCAGTATCGAGCACGGGCGCATCCTGCGACTTAGTGCCCGTTGCGGGTACAGTGTGCCCTCGCCCGCGCGGTGGCGGCGTTGTGCGGCGGAAATCGGACGTCAGGTCGGTCACGGCGCAGCCTCCAGGTCGATCTGCCGCGGTCCCCGCCACGGTGCCGCGAGAGAAACATCGATTTCGTTTGTCATCTCGTCCCGCCCGGCTAGCGGGGTCAGCCGGATGACAATCCGCGTCGGCACCTCGCCGAGCAGCCTTGCTGGATCCGTGAGCACGGGATCCGCGCCGGATGTGTAGTCGTTCGCTTTGACGTATGATTCTTGCTCGGCAACACTGTTGTAGACGTCGACGTCTGCGCCGACCACAGGGAACGGCTCGGCTTGTTGATCCGAGTAATCCTCGTATCCGATCATGTCCCAGTCTTCTCCGGAGGCGTTCACAGAGCCGCCGCTGCCCGGGGACCCGGCAGCCCCGCTTCCGATCGCGCAACGCATCGTGATCGTGCAGGAGTCCTCGCCGGAATCGCCGTCGGTAACCATTCGGTATGAGTAAACTTTCCCCTCGGCGACTCCTCCCGGAAGCATGTCAGCCGGAGCCGTGATCCGAACGCGGTGCGCGCACGTGATGTCGAGCACGTCTCGGGCTGGCACTTCGAACGAGATCTCGACACATCTCTGGCTCTCAGCGAGGATCGCGCGTGCTTTCAGAATCGCGGCGAGCAGGGTCTGCTCGCCGCGCGGCTGCAGGAAATACGTGTCCTTGCTCTTGCCGCCGATCGGTGAATTATCGGTGTCGAGCTGATCCCAGCGCTGCGTCACCACTCCGTCCTCATCCCGATAGATGTAATCGGATAGAAAGTTGTCGCTCGACGTGTGCTCGACGTTGCAGCGATAATTCCGGCCGCCGTAGCGAACCTCGGCGTCAACAGAGTAAAAATTCCCGGGCCGCCATTCGGGCGTGATCTCGTCGATAGTCACGTCCTCACAGTAGAGCCGCAGATCGCGCGTTCCGCCCTGCGACAGGCTGATCTCCTGGCAGCCGTTCGTGAGCGTAAACGTGACAACCTCGCGACGCTTTTGCTCGTGGCTCCATGCTATCTTCAAGTCCGCGTCGTACCATGCGCGCTCGAATCGAACCGGGCGCGCTTCGGCAGCCGGAAGCTGGGAGTCCTGCACGTAGCTGTATATTTCCGAGCTGCCGTGAAACTCAGCGCTCAGGTCCGGCGACCCGGCAACGCGCCGTAGCTTGGATTCAACGATCACGTATCCGCTGTCGCCGCCAACCGGGTCGCCCTCGCGGGGCCATCGTTGCTCGAAATCGTCGGGCGTCAGAGTATTCGGCTGTCCCTCGGCAAAAGCGTCGTCTATATTGTTCTTAATAAGCAGACTGCCCCAGGCCGACTGGATCCATTGCGCCTCGACCCGCACGTTCACGGCGTCTATCGGCGGTTCGGCAATCTCCGCCGTGAACGTTCCGTCGAGCCACGAATCGCCGAGATCCAGCAACGGAAGCCCGAGCCCCAGAATCGACGCGACTGACACGGTACCTGTGGCTCTGTGCACGTGCGCAAGGCTAGCGTAGCCGTCGAGAATCTCAGTCGGGTCGTCCCGCCGCTCCCGCGGCACGAGCACTGGATCGAACGCCGGGGGCGACTTAAGCGGAGCCAAGGCGGCGGCTTGGCGATCTTGCCAGTCGTCCGGCGCGCACAGAAAGTCAAGACGCACCGCAGCGTCGGCCGAGCTGATCGGCCACGCGATCAGCCGTCCGGCAGCGATCAGTTTCAAGGAGCCATCGTACTGCTCGCGAGACAAGAACGCATGCCGCTTGCGCCCCGAGGCGAGCGGGCCGCCGGAGAAACGAGGCACCCACACGCTCATCATCGCCAGCGATCCCTCAGTCTCATCGATCTCTACGCGCAGCACGGATTCGTCCGAACGGCGGTGCGTAACCGGATCGAAAGTCTCGGTCGAATCGACCCAAACAAAGTACAGATCGCCCACGGCCACGGCTCACGCCTCTTCAAGCGAAAGAGACCAGGACACGATCTCGCCCCATTCGTCTCGTTCGACATCCCATCGAACCACTCGGCACGACAAGATCGGTCGGTAGGTCACCCACGCAGCTCCTGTAGAATCAGAGAGTGAATTGCCTTCGGCATCGCGGTATACGACAGATCCCGGCACGGCCGGGCGCTCCAGAGGCGTCGACGCCGCTTGAGTAAGCTCGGCCGCGCAATGCACTGTCACAAGCTGCCCGACCCAAAGTCCGCCGAATGCCGGAGGCCAAAGGTCCGAGCCGCGAATCTCACTACGATATTTGCGAAGGCTCGGACGCGTGAGATCTACGAGCGCACCGTTCACGGTCCGCCGCAGGTCTCCAGAAGTTATCGGCGCGATCGTCTGCGTGATCCCGCGCGCGGAGTGCGGTGACACCCCGATCTCGACTAGATCAAGCACCGTATCCGGAACCATTAGTACCCCCTCCAGCGCGGCATCGCGCCCTGGCTAGCCGCGGACCTGCGCCGCAGGTCGCGCTGGAGCCGCGCCGCGACGTCCTCGTCGGCAGTCATGGGGTACTCTGAGCCAGCAAGATTCAAGATGATCGGACGCCCACTAGCCGCCGGACGCGCGACCTCAGACGACGAGACAATCGACGGAGCCCCCAGCTCGGGGATCCCACTTGTAAAACGAGGGTCCAGGTACTTCGGGATTACGTCAGAGCTCTGCTCGCGAAGCCTCGCCAACAATCGATCACGCTCATCTGCGTAGCCGAGCACGTCATCTACGAACCGACGGAGTTCCTTATCCCATCCGAGCGCCTTGAGCGCTTTGTGCAACCCGAACCCAGCAGCGACGCCAGCACCGATGGTCAGGCCCCATGGCCCGGCTGCGGCAGCCAGCCCGGCGCCGCGGGCGAGAATGGGTGCCGATCCAAGGGCTGCCGCCACAGACCTGGCGGTCGCCGCGACTCCAGAACTTGCACGTCCGCCGATAGTCGCCAGAGCAGAGAGGATGGACGCGCCAGCTTTGCTCCTGAAAATGCCCGCAAGCAAACGGAATGCGCCGATGATTCCGTTTAAAGGTGCCGTAATCAGTCCGAGCAACCCGGATAAGCGGAGAAGACCGATGAAGAGGAGGGTCGATCCGAGATCGAGTCCGAACGCTTCGCGCAGCTCTCGACTGAGAAAATCGTATACCCGCCGAAACCAACGCCATGCTGTCGCAAACGCCGCGCTGAGTTCGTTGACGTAGTCCCGCACCGCGTTCATCCATGCGAAATCGGCAGGCGCATCGTCGCCCGAGAGTACCGTGCTCAGTGCCTCGGCGAATGCGGACGACCATTCGTATCCTTGGCGGACTCGGTCGACGAGCTCGTCGAGCCAGGGATAAGATTCTGCGTTCTTGCCTGAGAGTATCAGCTCGATATCGCGTACAAGCGCTCGCGTCTGCTCGGCCGCGGCCACCGCGCGGTCGCGCAGCGACACAAGCCACGGAAATCTCTCGCTGTTACCGCCGCGCATCACAGCAAAAAATTCGGCCGCAAGAACCCGGACCCACTGGAAGGCGTCGCCAAGAAATGAGAGGCGGTCACGCCACTCCAGAATCCACCGATTCCGCACGTCCCTTTCGAGACCGCGCGCGACCAATATAAAGTCCTCGACCACCCGCAGGAGCTTGCCCCAGGTCTGCTCGGCGAGATCGGCGATGCGCGCGCGGTTCTCGGCTACAAACTCAGCAACTTGCCCTGTAACACGAGCAAATGCGGGATACAGGCGCCGCCCTACTTCAAGCGTCAGGCCTCGGAACGCCGCTTGCATCCGCCGGAGTTCTTTGCTGTACAGTCGCGCTTCTTTCACGCGCTCTTCGCCAAGCGCGACGCCCAAGCGCTCGCCTTCGTCGCCCAGCGCTCGGATCTCATCCGATGTGAGGGCCAGCACAGACGCGAGTTTCTCCGCATCGCCGCCCAGCAGCTCGTTGAAGAGTCCGGCGCGCTGGGTGGTGTTCAACTGCTTTGAGGCATCGATCAGGTCGAGCAGCACCGCGATCGAATCGCGGAACTGGCCGTCTGCATCTTGGACGGCGACTCCCATCTTCTCGAAGAACTCGGCCGCGCCCTCGCCCCGGGCGGCCTCGGCGATCTTGTCGCTCAGCGTGGACAGAGCGCCCAACACCTCATCGTTTGCAACGCCGAACTGCCGGGCTGCGTACGACAGTCGAGAGAACGCTTCGACGGACGTGCCTCCGGCACGGGCGAATCTCGACTGCAGCTCGACGAACTCGGCGCTTGAACTCACGGTGCGCTCTATCGCCGCGCCCGCTGCGGCTCCGCCAATCGCGATACCGCCTAAAGCAAGCCGCATCGCTCCGGCGGCGCGCACGGCAACCGCGGCCGCGCCGCGGAACGCAGTAACGCCGATTCGATTGAGCGCACGGAACCCGCCGACTCCAGCCGTGCGGAGCGTAGAGCCTAAGCGCCGGACACTCCGCCTCAACTGTTCGGCAGACTTGCGCGCGGGCTCGAATGCGTCCCTGCTCTGCTCTCTCGCGATAGCGAACGAGTCAGATGCGCGGCGCGCGAACGATCGGAGCTGCGTCGCGGCTTGTTTCAAGCCGTCGAGACGAAATCGCGTTCTGATATCCGGCGTCTCGCTCACTTCGACAGCTCCTCCACGGCTTTATTGTAGCTTTTGGAATCGGCCAAGCCGATGCGGGTCGCCTGGGCTACCCGCAGCATCTCAGCTCGTTGCTCGTCGCGTTCGCACAGCACCGCGAACACAAGCTGCCTCGGGCTCAGATCGAACGCGTCGGCGCGCCCCTTGTTCGATAGCCAGACCGCCGCTTTCACGAGACCGACGAGCGGATCGTCGGCCCCTAGCTCGCCTCGGCGGCGGCGACCCGCGGCTCCGCGGAGAGGCCTGCCGCCTGAGCGAGCCTCGCGAACTTGCCGAAAAAACCCTCGATGCCCCCTGGCATCGTCAACCGGATGGTCGCAGCAAGCAGTTCGATCAGGTGCTCGTCCGGCAAAGCCGCGATGCCCCGCTCGACGTCCCGGTCGCCGGGCGCGCCCGTCGCGCAGGCGAGCACGGCGGCCACCGCTTCGGGTCCGGCGTCAATAACGACATCGAGCACGGTCTGCTCCGAGCCGTCGCCAAACAGGAGATCCTTGAGCCTCGGGAAGCGCCTCACGATGTGCAGGAGCTGCATCATCGACACTGGCCGCACGGAGACTTCGAGTCCGCCAACGGACACGCTCTCCCCAGCCGCCGGGGTGGCCGCGATCAGGTCATGAATCGTCGCCATATTTGGCTACTCCTACTCCTCGTTACGCTAGAGGCGTCTTCGGGATCTCGCGAATCCGGCCGTACTCGAACCCAGGGTGAGTGCCGTCCGCTTGTACGCGGAGCGACAGCTCAACTTGCTGATACTCGTCGCCGCCCTGAATCTGTACGTCGCCGTTCGGCGTGATCTCGACATCCCAAAGAGTGACCTCGTCATTCGGCCCGATGTCGCCCTGCCCTCGGGCGAACAGCGTCCCGCGGACTGAGGTAGCAGACAGCAGTCCCAACTCCTGCCGCTTGTCGTCCGCGCCAACGGCGGCCGCGTCGTAAGTGACTTCGATGTCGGCCCCGGCGGCGCCCTCAGGAATCGCCAGGATCTCGATGAAACCCGTGCGTCGGTCTACCTTGAAGTGAACGCCTTCGGCGTAGGAGACGGGATCGACTTCCGCTCCGTCGGTGATGCTCGTGATCGATACGTCGAAATGCGGCAGAGAATAGATACCCCCGGCCTCGACGCCCGTGATCGACACAACCGCGTCGGTTACCGCCTCCTGCACCGCGTACGAATCCGGATCCGACATGAAGAGCATTCCGCGTACAGCGGGGGTCATCTGCATCAGCGTCATAGTGCCGTTGCAGGATTTCTGGATCAGGTCGCTACGGCGCAGGACTCGGGAGCCGCTGTCCTTGCCATATCGCTCGATAAACTCGGTTTCCATCGTGAGCGAGAACGCCTCTACGTCGCCGAGATTGATCCACTTCTCAGTACCCTGCTTGCGAAACAGCACCTGCGCGCGTGGCAAGCTGTACGTATCGTTCGGAAGCGGAGTGAAAATGGACATCTGTCAACCTCCTAAGCGGCGTGCATCGACTGCGGCACGCCTTCCCGCGTGCTTACGGAAACAGTGTACTGAAGCCGGGCGACTCCACGCAGATCCGGACCATCGCCCGCGACCGCGCTCTGCGTGCCCGTGAGCCGCAGATCCTTTGCTCCCAGGCCAAGCGTCGGGTCCGCCGCGAGCGCGGCCTCGACCTGCTCCGCGATGTTATCCAAGACGTCGTCAACATCTTCGGCGGCGCTCGCAACTGCGACGACATTGACCACTTGCTCGCGATTCTGAATGCGAGGCCGGACCGGGCCGCCGGAGCCGTAGCTCACGGACTCGCGCGGCGTCTCGACGATCAGCGCAGGCAGCTCGTTGTCGCGCAGTTCGCGCACGCGGCTCGTGAACACGCGGTCACCCGTGCTCGGCAGACCTGCGAGCCGTGCAGCTACAGCATCACGAATGGCGCGGCGGACGTGCATCGGTCAGACGTTCCCCAATTGCAGTTCGCTCATACCTTTGCCATCCCGCTTGCAAGCCACAATGCGCCACGTCTTGCCGCCGACTGTGATGCGGTCCTCGTCGCTGTCGCCTGCGTTCGGTGCGTCCACGGTCGCGACCCAGGCCGTGGGACGCGTGTCCTCGATCTGCACTCCGACCGCGTCCGTCTGCGCGTACGCACTGTTGAAGATCGCCGCGATTTCGCGCGGCTCACCGCCCGCTTCGCTGTACAGCGCGGGCTCGCGCTCGCCGAATGTGCGCAGGAAAATTCGCGGGAGCGGGCGGAACAGGGGCGCGGGCATTATGCGGCCTCCTGGAGTGCGGCGACGAGTGTCGCGTAGCGGCCCGTCGGCAGAGCGGCCACGCCGCCGTCAATCGCAACGGTCGGAACAGCAACGTCGTTGATGCCGTCGATTCCGTTGTTGCCGTTGTTACCCCAAACCCATAACCGTCCCGCCGAATCGAGAGCCATTCCGTGCTCCGAGCCAGCAAGAACATCGACGAACGCAACGCCGGAGGGCGTCACTTCGACGGGAGACAGGACAGAACCTTCTACGGTCCGGCCGTTCCCTAGACGACCACTGATTTGACGTCCCCAGCTAAACAATGTGCCGCCCAGCTTGAGACCATGAGAGTGCTCAGTCGCAGTGGTGCACGTCCGCCAAGTCGTATCCGACCCGACTTGTTGCGGAGTGGTGTAGAGCCCCCCGTCCCCCAGGCCGAGAAAGCCATGCCCCGAGCTGTCGTTCCCCCAGGCAAAGAGGCGACCACTGCGGATCGCCAGAGAGTGCGACCATCCTGCCGACACGCACCCCCAATCCGTGTCAGCGCTCACTTGCTGAGGGGTCGGGACCTCGCCGCTGGACGAGCCGAGGCCGCACTTGCCGCCCGTGTTATCACCCCAGGACCACAGCGTGCCATCAAACCTAATCGCAAGCACGTGGGAATCGGCGCTGATCGTGCGCCAGGAATCAGAGCCGACTTTCGCCGGAGAGCTTCTATCCTGAGACGATCCATCCCCGAGAATTCCGGAAATTGCCCGACCCCAGCTCCAAAGGGATCCATCCAGCTTGATGGCAAACGAAGCCGCGCGCGCCGCGCACACGCACAGCCAGTCGTCGTCGAATCCCACTTGCACGGGTGCAGCTCGGGCAGTCGTCGTACCGTCGCCGAGCTGACCGAACGCGTTGTTCCCCCAAGACCACAGCGTGCCGTTGTCCGCAATGGCAAGGCAGTGAGAGCTTCCATTCGAGATCTGCTGAAAGCGCTTAGCTGCGACCACTGGATCGGACGGCGGCTTCAGCGGAATTGTGTAGGTCTCGCCGTTCGCCTGAAGCGTAGTATCAAATACATTGCGCCCGCCGAGCACTAGCGCGAGCGCTGGCGCCGCGGACCCGCGCGGCCCGAACGCGAAGCCGTTGAATCCGATATCGAGGAATCCGAGCCCGCCGATCCAGCTCATGTCAGCCCCGCTACGAGGCGACGCCGAGCGCGGGCAGTATGAAGAGCGCGCCGTCGGAAGACCCGGCGGCAATCACAGCAACCTTGTGCCCGGGCGTGATAGCTAGACTGAATTTCTTGCCCTTTGGCAGGAAATCGGAACCGTCGTCGTCCGCCGCAACCGGATCCATGCCGACGGCATAGAAACAATCGACGGTAGGCGTGATCGTGATCACACGCGCATTAATAGTCGGGCTCTGCGTGCTGACGATTCCGATAGCAACGCGCACCGAAGCTCCATACCGCACAACCGGAAGCGGGTTGAAGCCCGGCCCGGCCAAGGCGGCGTCAACAAGAGTTTCGTGTGCCACGGTCGGTGCTCCTGCTCCGATTGTGAGAGGCTCCCCGGGGCGCCCAGGCCCCGGGGTTGATCGCTGGATTAGGACTTCGTGATCTTGACGATCGCCCGCGGCCGAGTGACGTACGAGAGGTGATTGCTCTCGGTGTGCAGCTCGACACCCTTGCCGTGTCTAAGGGGCTCGGCTGAGCTGTAGAGCGGCAGGCCGACCGTGTTCGCGGCTTCGATCGTATCGGCCGGAGCGTACCGCGTCTGGTACAAACCCTCAGCCACTGGGCACAGATACGCTTCGTCGTCGGCGATGAATTTCGTCGACCCGACCTTGCCGCGGTTGTAGCTGACGACCGTGATGTCGCTGGCGATCTTGAAACCTCGACGATTGTCGTCGCGCAGGGCGGCGCCGTCCTGCCATCGCTCGTACGCTTTCTCGACAGTCGGGTGGCCCACAAAATCGTGGAAGATCGACTTGCCGCACACGAGCACGTACCCGTCAGCGATCAGCTCGCCAAGCTCGTCCTCGCTGGCCTCTTTGGCTTCGATCAGTTTGTTGACGACCTTCGTGGTCGCCGTGTCCAGCGCGATCGTCTTCGTGTTCTGAGCGACGCCGAACTCCGCGTGCCAGTCGTAGATCGTGGAGCCATCGGCATCGAGCAGCTTGCCGGAGATCGCACCCGCGCGGGCGTATTCCCAAGTCGCCTGATGGCTGCGCGCCATGTCGGCGAGCTTCTCATCGCGCTTCTGCTCGACGGTTTCCATTGCATCCTCGGACCCGAACTGCCTGACGCCCTGAACCTCGGCAGCCAGGATCGTAGCCTCACGCGGATAGTGAGGGACGAGGAACGACCTCGCCTTACGCGCGGCCCCTTTTTCCTGGCTCGCGGGGGCGCCGCGCGGAGCGGTCGGGATCAGCGAGAGGACGCCCTCGCGCTCCTCGACGACAACGGAAATCGTGTTGACGCCCTGGGCGTTCCACGGCAGCCACTGCGACAGACCGCGGGGCACGTACGGGACCTTGTTCACGGCCGACGTCAGGGACGTGAACGAGAAGAGGTCGTTGTCGAAAACGTTGACGATCATCGGTGATATCTCCTCTTCCTAGCTCACGTTACCGAGCGATGACGCCGCGCTCGGCGAGGTCCGCGATTGCGGCGTCGATGTCCTCCTGTGCCGTGCCGTCGGCGAACACGAGCGCATCCGCCCGAACCTCGGCGTCCCGGCTGATGACGGCGGCATCGACCTCGGCGGCGGTGGCGTCGGTGCGGCGGCACAGGATTGCGGCCGCAGTCTCAAGGCCGTTCGCGGCACCGGGGTCATACGGCGCGTACACGCCAGTCGCGGTCGCTCGACCGAGCACGGTGCCCGCGTCGTAAACAAAGCCTGCGGCAAGCGTCACACGGTCGCGCGCACGCGCACCGTTCGCTTCACTGATGATGAAGCCCTCGTCCAGCGGGCCTTGAGTAAGAGTTGCCATCTACGTCTCCCTGGCTACTGGCGCGCGTTCAGGCGCGAATAGATTTCTCTGGCGTCGATCCGGACCGCCGATCTCGTGCCCGAGGGCTGCTCGGCTTCCCGGTCCGCGTCGGGCCGCGATGTGATCTCGCCGACCGCGTCGGCCCGCTCGACGAGTGCCTTAAGCAAAGTGTCCTTGGCTCTTGCAAGAGACACGCCTTTTCTCACGAGCTCCTCGCCAAGCTCCCGAAGCCCCGCCTTGCGCGCGAGCGTGCGAATCTCCGACAGCTCACCGAAGCGACGCTCGGCATCCTCCGGCGACGCGCCGGATTCGATGAGGCTCGCGGCGACCTCTGGAAACCCCGCCTTCGCCGCGGCACGCGTAATCGCGGCCGCGTTCGCGCGAGCCCGGGCGACCGGGTCTGCGGATTCGTCGTTGGTCTCGGATTCAGTGGAGGCCTCCTCGGCGTCGCCGTCGGCATCCTGAGCGGAATCGGAGTCCCCGTCGGCGGCGGGAGCCTGAGCTTCGTCGCCCGGCTCGGCGTCGTCGGCCCCAGCATCGGAAGCGGATTCAGCCGGAGCATCGCCGGAAGGAGCAACGGCGGAGGAATCGACGACGCGGACGGCAACGTCGTGCTCGTCGTCCGCGGACGCGCGGACGACAGCGGCCGGGTCGGCGCCGACGGGGACGAGTGAAACTTCGAGAGGTGTCCATTTGGTCGCTCGCGCGACCGGAATATCTCCTTTGTTGCCGATCTCGATCTCGTACTCTTGTACTTTGTAACCGACCGAGACTTGGCTGATAACGCCGTCGGCGACATCATGCATGACTTCCTGAGCCGCGGCCTTCCGGGAGAACTTCACGGTCGCAATTAGCTTGTCGCTTTCGACGCGAAAAGACTCGACCCTCCCGAAAACATTACGGACTGAAGAAAGATCGTGCGAGTCAGCGAGCGGAGCGTTAGAAAACCGCGAAGAATCGATGCCGTCCATCGACAGCACCTCATCGAACTCACCGAACCCAATATTCTCAAGGAACCCGAATCGCCGCACCGGGGTCTCGGACGCGACTACGACTTCAACGGTACGCGCATCGGCATTAAACGACGCTGCACGCACCTCGGCGGCGCGGGCAACGCGCGTCATGCGCACAGTCTCGGGCTTCGGATTCTTCGACTTCGACATTCGGCCTCTCCGGAAGGCTGAAACTCGTGTTTCGCGTTCGAGGCCGATAGTTGGCTGCACGTTTGCAAGGCACAAACGGCGTCAAGAAGAAAAATGCTATAGTAGACGGGGCGGGCTCTATTCACCATAATGTTGACAGGGGGAGGCAAGTAAGGCGGGACGAGTTGGTGCTTCCCCCATAGAATATGCAGGGGAATGGGGGAATGCGCCTCAAGGCGGTTACGCTCGAAAACTTCCGTCGCTATCGCGAACGCACAGTCATTCCAATTGGGCAACTCACGGCCTTCATCGGCCGCAATGACGTGGGCAAGTCCACAATCTTGGAGGCCCTCGACATCTTCTTCGAGGGCGAAGCGGTGAAGATCGAGTCGGCTGACGCATACGTCGGCAGCGAGAGTAAGATCGTGAAGATTGGTGCGATCTTCGGGGACCTGCCCGCTTCGCTGGATCTCGATCGAGGCGCAAAGACATCTCTCCAGGCTGAACACCTTCTGAACGCCGACGGTGATCTCGAAATCGTCAAGGTCTACAATTGCGCCCAACAGAAGGTGCCCGCGCCCAAGGTGTTCGCCATCGCCATGCACCCGAGTGCCGATGGCGTTTCAGACCTGCTCCAGAAGAACAATACCGAGCTCAAGAAGTTGGTTCGCGAACACGGCGTTGAGGCCAATTGCCAGCTTTCCAATAACCCGTCCATGCGACAGGCCCTATACTCTGCCTGCGCTGCCAACGGCGGGCTTGCATTGGCTGAGACGGAGGTGCCGCTGAATGACGCTGACGCCAAGAACATCTGGGAGGCGATCAAGCGTCAGCTACCGATGTACATGCTCTTCCGCTCTGACCGTCCTAGCAGCGACCAGGATCCCGAAGTCCAGAACCCTATGAAGGCGGCCATCCGGAGGGCTCTGGCGGAGCTGGCTCAGGAACTCCACGACATTACGAAGAAGGTGCAGGAGGTAGCCGAAAGCACCGCCCGGAGGACCCTGGAGCAATTGAGGTCGTCCTTTCCGGACCTGGCCCTCGCCTCCGTTCTGACTCCGCAGTTTCGGGAGCCAAGCTGGCCGAGCGTCTTCAAGCTTGATCTGGAAAGCGATGACCAGATTCCACTGAATAAGCGAGGCTCCGGCGTTCGCCGTCTGATTCTCATGAGCTTCTTTCAGGCAGAAGCTGAGCGTGCGCGGCAAGAGCGGGTGAATGCTGGGCACAATCGAGTCCCGATCATTTATGCAATCGAAGAGCCGGAAACCTCGCAGCACCCGGACAACCAGGAGCGGATCATTCGAGCGTTACGGGAGATCGCGGATGCAGGCGATCAAGTGATCATTACGACTCACGTTCCCGGGCTCGCGGGCTTGGTCCCCGTGGATAGCGTGCGGCACGTCGACACCGATCCTGACACAGGCCACGTGCGAGTCCGCGAGGGTTCGAAAGAAGTGCTGTCCGAAGTCGCCGAAGATCTGGGCGTTCTGCCCGATGCGGCTGATCGCCTCGGCGTGCGGGTGGCTGTGGCCGTAGAGGGCTTCACCGATATTGACGCACTCGTCTCATTTGCCACCGTGCTCGCCAACAGCGGCGAGCTGAATGGCTTCGATCAGACGAAGATCTTCTGGACGATCGGGGGTGGCTCGACGCTCAAGGACTGGGTTGAGCGGCGTTATCTCGACAGGCTTGGGATTCCACAGATTTTCATCTTCGATTCTGATCGGACGTCAGCCGGGCAGCCGCCGAAGAAGGAACTTCAAGACCGTGTCACCGAGCTAAACGCGCGACCCAATTGCCAGGCATTCCTCACGCGCAAGCGGAACATAGAGAACTATGTTCATGTCGATGCCGTTTCGCGCGCTTCGGATGGGAAGATCGTGATAGACGGGTCCGTGGATCATGACTACGGGAATATGGCTTCAGCATTCGGGGATGCGCTGGCCAAGGCGCGGGACACCCATGGCCAAGGCTTAGGATTCTACCCGGTCGACCATAGCGGAAAGGCACTTCCCATTTCTTCTGGGGAGTCGAACTGCAAGAAGATCATCTCGGCGTTCATCATGAGGCAGATGACGGCCGATGAGATTAAGGCACGCGGCGCCTACACTGATCCTGCGACAGGTGGGTCAGGCAATGAGATACTGGAGTGGCTGAACTCGGTCTGTCAGCATCTGGCGTGACCGACGGAGCTTAGGCCGCCTTTCCCAGCTCGTCCTCCTTAGCCACCTCCAGACGCTCTACCGCCGCCGCAACCGCCTCCTCGACCATAGCCTTGAGCGCCTGAGCGGCGGCGGATGCGGGCGGCAATTCTCCCTCGTACTGGTAGGCGGTATAGCGCAGGCCGAGGGCCTCAGCCGCAGCCTTTTGCTTCGCGTTCTCGATGTCGACTTGCGAGATGTCTCCGCCCAGTTCCGAGACCACCTGCTTCCTCGTCGTGATACCTAGCCGCAGGGCCTTCTCCCAGGCATCGACCTCCTGCACCGGGTGCACATGACGCCGCGGCGGGCGCGCCCATTCACACACATAATAGTCACGCGGGTCCGCGCCCGCAGGCGGGGTCCACGCGCCGGAGGCGATCGCGGTGGTCACGAACCGCTTCCACGTAGGCTTGCAGAACTGGCGGATCATCAGTCCCTGCCACGCCTCAACGTGCTTGTAGTACTCCATGATCGCTACCTTGTGAACGCGATCCGAACCCAGCTTCGCCCAATCGCACGTCAACATTTCAACGGTCTGGTTCAGGCTCGCCGCAACGTAGGAGACGTTCGCGCGACGGAAGACTTCAAAGTTTGCTCCGACATCCTCCGGCTTCGAGAACTGCACCTCGTAGCCGGGCGGCAACTCAGGGAATGTTCCCGGCTCCAGGGGCTGGATTACAACGTCTTCATCCCCCGTCGGCTCCGCACCTGGCACCGCCCCGCCATCGTCGTCCAGAGGCTTGCGAATGAAGCCGCCATAGAGCGCGGTCGTCTTCTTTCTGACCAGCTCAGCGTCGTCGTATTCATCGAGATCGTGGAGCTTCATGATCGCCCGCGCCAGCCACGGCTCGCCTCGACGGTCGCCGGGACGTCGCGTGCGCATGATGTGCATCACGTCGGCTGCCGGAACACGCACGGTGCTGAGGCCCGCATCGGCCAAGCCGATGCGGTCGAGCGGATGGCGGCGATACATATGGTAAGCCACCGGGCGATCGATTAGGTCCACCTCGACTCCGCCAACGATCGTGTTCCCGTTCGCGGCCTTTTCGGACTTGCTCGACGGCACATGCTCTGCTTCCAAGAGCTGAATCTGAAACGGCACCCGGGCATCCATGTCGCCCTCCTTGCGCGGCCTGAATCGACCGAAGCAGTCTCCGCCTTCGACCATGGATCGGCACGCAAGAGCCTGTTGGCCGTAGAAATCGTTCTGCGCCATCGCATCCGACTCCTCGACCCATTCGTTCCAAAGTCGGAGAAGATCGTCGTAGGGCGTGATCGGGCGGATGCCAGACCCGACAACAGAGCTGACGATATTGTCGATACCGGATTGAGCATACCCGTTGATTCGCGCCAGGGCTCGGGCGTCGCGACGTAGCTTATCGAGACCGGAGAGTAGCGCGGCGTTCGGGCCGTATGCACCGTACTGCGGCGACCTTCGACCAGAACCATTCGACTCGTACGCGGATCGCTTGCTGTTCACGAATTCAGAGCGAGTGCCCCCGGCGGCAATTCGCACACGCGGTTTGCCGGGAGTCGCCTGCGACTGCACACGCAGCCGGGGTTTAGAGCTGGACTTCGTCGCCATGACTACAGCCCCTTGCCAGACTGATAGACCCGCACATGCCGTACACGCGGCGCCTTCGGGGTGCCGTCCAGCTCATCGAGACGATCGTATAAGGAGGCCAGCACGCGCCGCATCTCGGAGCCCTGTGCGTAGCCCACGCTGCCGCCTCCGGTGTAGCTCACACTCTGCGCACCGCTTGCGATTGCGGACTCGATATCGCGAATCGCTTGCACGAGCTCATCGCGCGTCCACAGACGAAACAGCCTCATCCCAGCATCCCCACTACCGCCCCATCCAGACCGACCGCGCAACCCTGCGTACCCGAGGCTTTCTCGGCGTCTTCACCGGAGCAGCCGCCTGCCCTGCCGCCGTAGCCTCCGGCATCTTCTCCGGAGACGCCTTCGCCGCCGACGGCGGCGCTGGCTTGGCTTCTTGCGCAAGCTCAGCCTGACGTCTGGCAGACTGCGCGCTCCGGTCCGGACCAACCGCTTCCGCACCGTCCGCCTCGGCATCCGGGTCCCGAGCGGGTATTCCCATCCGATCCGCTGCAAGTGACAAGTCGCGCCAGCGCTTGTACGTACTCTTGAGCCCTTGGAGCGCGGCATATGCGTACACGAAGCAGTCCCACGGCTCGCCCGTGTTTCTGCCGCGCCGTCGCCAAAATCGATTGCCACGCTTGTCGATCACGAGCTTCTCAGCAGTCAGGCCGTCGAAGTAGGCATCGTCGGCAGACTCGGGGAAGTGGCAGTATCCAGGCCCCGGCGCCTCGATCTTGAGCCGCCTGCCGAGGGCATCTTTCGCGAGCTGTGTGTCGATCATATACCAGGCGTTGCCGTCTTTCCGTGACGCCTTGCGCGGCCACACGCTGGCGGTGCGCGTGCCGAGTTTCTGGTTCCTGCCTTTGACGGCCCAGATGTTACGGCGGAACCGGAGGCGGCAGAAATCCTTGACTTCTTGCGTGTACCCGCCGCCCAAGTCCACGGCCGTCGCTGCGACGCGCATCTCGGTGCCATCGCGCTTGAGGAATGGGCGCGCCAGCAAGGCATCGAGCTCTTCGATGCTCTCCGGTGAATACGGGTCGTGCCGATCGAGAACCCAGTGTCCGAGCAGCCAGGATTCCTCGCCGCGGCCCCAGCCCCAGATGCTGACCTCGATGCGCGCCCGGCTCGCGCCCTCGGCGTCCTGATCTTCGGAACCTGACTGGTTGTCCACCCCAGCGGTGATCACGACGACTTCGTCTGGGCACTCCGCAGGATACGGCTCGCGCCGGTCGGCCAGGCCTTCGGGTTCGACGGTCTTGCCTTCGAGGGCATCCCAAGGTTCCCCCAAAACGAGGTTCACGAAAGGCTGCAGGAGATCGGGGTTCGACTGCGCGTCGAGCCACTCTTGAGCGAGC